TTTTGAAAGAGCAATCTTTGGAAGAGTTAAAAATTGCTAATTTAGCTAAAACAGTTTCAGATTTAAGAATAAAACAAGAGGGAGAAAGCAGCGCAAACCTAGATGAACGGGCAGAAGCATTATTGCAGATTTCAGATATTAACGAGCGTATTTCAGGGCAGGAATCAGAGCAGTTAGCAAATGCAAATAGCTTGCGGAACGAACAAAAGGCACTAGACAAAGAAGCGGCAGCAGCAAAAGCCGCAGCCGATAAAGTAATTGAGGACGCACGTTTGGCATTACTTAAAGAAGGAATTGACAAAGAAAATTCTTTAAGAATTGCAAACGAGGATTTATTAGATAAAACAGAAGAGCAAAAATTATCAAGGTTAAAAGAACGAGCAAATCAAGAGGTTGAAATTTTAAAACAAAAAGGAATTAATACCGATGCAATCACTATTCTAAACGCTGAAAAGTTTGCAACTCTGGAGCAAGAGTTGGAAGCCAAAAGATCCGAGGAAAAATTTGCAAAAGACATTGAAATAAAAGCAACACAAGCAGCAAATGAAAAGCTAGATTTTGAAAATAGACTACTAATTTTAGCTGAAAGAGATGCTTTAATTTTAGCAAATACTGCATTGACAGAAGAGCAAAGAAATAATCTTTTAAAACAAAATGTAGATGTAAGGGCAAATATTGAGAAAGCAGAACAAGCTTTTAAAGAGCAGCAGTTACAAAACAATATAGGTAATTTACAAAATATACTTTCAGTCGGTGGAAAGAAAATGCAAAATGTAGCTAAGGCATTAGCTATTGCAGACGTTGTAAGGACTTCGGCAAAATCGGTATCTGAAAGTGTTTCTGGAATTGGAGCGGCCAACACATTAGCATTAGCAACACCAGCAGCCGTTGCATCTTTGGGAGCAAGTGCGGTGCCAGTTATTGCGGCAAACACAATACAAGGGGGCTTACAAATTGGATCAACTATTGCAAGTGCTGCCAAAGCAATACAAAGTATTTCATCAGGTGGTAAGTCCGCACCAAGTGGCGGGGCGGCAAGCGGTGGCAGAAGTGGTGGCGGTGGTTCAGCTGCAAGTGCAACTCCACAAGTAGCATTTCAAGCAAGTAGCGAAAACCAAATTGGAAACACCGTTGCAAACAATCTAAATTCACAACCACCAATACAAGCCTTTGTAGTGAGTAAAGAAGTAAGTGATGCACAGCAACTAGACAACAATAAAATAAACTCAAATTCTCTGTAAATGGCAAAAGAAAATAGAATAGTAGCGTACCCTAGAATGTGGTACGTTTTGAAATTACGTTTAGAAGCTAAAAAGCGGGAGTGTTCAATTAGCGAAATTATTTGTGAAGCATTGTTTCAATATTTTAGTAAAAAATAGTATATTTGTTTAAACAAAATAATTATGGAAGAAAAATTTAGAGTAAAACAACTTGAAAAAAAAGTATTTTACATTCAAGAATACAAGGAGTACATTAGCGAAACCGCAGTATCAGGATTTTGGACTACTAAATGGATTCCAGAAAAAAAAACAGACTGGAGGTATTTCGATAGTGTTCCTTACAAATCTTTAGACAAAGCATTAGAAGCAATTTCAGAAATAGGTAAATACCCAATAATTCACGAAGTAAAATAACCATTAAAAAGAAAGGAGATTAAAACCGCTACTTAATTGTAGCGGTTTTTTTGTGTTAAAGTTTTATAAAATAGTACCTAATAAGGTTATTATTTATATCTTTGTTGAAACTTAAAAAATTATGGAAATTATGGAAAAAATATGTTACCAATATTACAATCACAGCCCTAGAATGCACGTTAATATAACTCAAGAGGTTAGCACATTGCCTATTGTAGGCGATATTATAACTGTTGTGAAAGATGAGTTTTTTAGCTTAAATAAAAAAATTAAAGATAAAAACTATTTTATTAAATTTAAAGTTGTAAGTCGTGAAACAAGGGCGGTTTATAAAAAAACATTTTACAGCAATTGGAAGATTAACCTAGAACTTATAGATATTAATATTTTGAATAATAAATAACCTTGCACAACCAACAAATTAAACCCACTCCTAACCGAGTGGGTTTTTTTGTGTGCCACAATTTCATTTTACATAATAATATTAACAACCTTTGCTTCTATGAAAGTTTACAAAGCAAAATTAAAAGCGGGTACTGATGTCAATTGTTTTTCAATAGTATTGGGAGCAGCAGTTGAAACTAAACTTTCAAAGTTTGCCGATGAATTAAATAAACCCGTATTTTTTGCAAACGAAGAAAAACGAATCATTTACTCGGTGGCAATGCGACCAAATAAGCAAATTTTTCGCAAAGATATAAACGGCGAACCAGCTTATATAACTTTTGATGCAGAGGAAGTTGAAAAGATGCAGCAGTCTTATTTTAAAAGCAACAATCAAGGGCTTGCAAAAATGAGTTTAAACCACTCGGACGAAGAAATTACAGGTGTTTACCCGATTGAAAGTTGGATAGTTTTAAATCCAGAGCAGGACAAAAGCAAAACGCTTTTAATGGAAGACGTGCAAGCGGGCGACTTAATTTTAGGTTTTAAAATTGAAAACGATGAAGTTTGGGAAAAGTTCATTAAAACAGGCGAAGTAGATGGAATAAGTTTGGAGGCATTTTTAGATTACGAAATAATTAACCCAATTACAAATATGAATGTAGAAGAAAAAAAATCCTTTATAGCAGAGGTCATCGAAGTGGCGAAGTCCCTGTTTATGATGAACGATAAAGAAATGGAAGACATGGCAGAAGTTCCAGAGGTTCCAGCATTAGACCCACCGGTAGATCCGATGGCTGAATTACAGACTATGTACGATGCCGCAATGGCTGAAAATGCAGACCTAAAAGAGCAAATTGCAACGATGCAAGCTAAAGATGTGGAAGATGCTACTACATTGGAAACAATGAAGTCACAAAAAGTGAAAGCTGAAAATGATTTGGCCGTGTTTAAAGCTGAAAAATTAGCAATAGTTAATTTGCCAAAAGAAAAGCAATTTTCAGAAATGACTTCGCTAGAAAAATATCGAGAATCAAAAAAAAACCAATAAAAAAGTAAAATACAATGGCAATAACTTATAGTCCAATATCAATCCGAGGTGAAGCAGTTTCCCCAATTATCCAAGAAATCTTTTTTCTTAACAAAACAGTTGAAAAAGGTTTAGTAAATTTCGCAGACGATGTAAAAGCATCAACGATTATAACAGAGACAGCCGTTAACGTTGTTGGTCAAGCTTACACAGGCGAAAGATTAGGTTCGTTAGGTGGTCCCGTATTAAAGGACAGAGTAGCTAATCCAAAAAAGATTGAATACAAGTACACGTTCAAAATGGAAGCTTTAAGACAATCTCGATTTAATCGCGATATGGCTCAAGGTGCTTTAAACATTGACAGTTCAGAGTTCAATACTCAAGTACTACAATTGACCGCACCAAAGACTTCACAAGACGCACAATTAAAGTTTTGGGCAGGATTTTCAGCAGGTGCTCAAGCATCAATTGCGGGATTAACAGCTAATGCTGCACAAGGCAGCATTTCTGCATCTGCAAAAGCAGCAGCAGCAGGATATACGGCTGATGCAGCAGGAGTAGACGGAGTACTTTCAAGAGTTTTATTTGATGAAACAGCTTTAGGAGCCTATATTAAAGTAACAGGTACAACCGTAACGGCTGCAAACATAGCCGCTGAATATGCTAAAATCTTTGCGGCAGTAAAGCCAGAAAGTTTTGAAGCTGCTGAATTACCAGTTATGTATGCACCATACGCCCACCGACAATTAATTTTAATTGCTAACAATGCAGTTGGAGCAGCACAACAAGTAAACTTCTTAGTTACTGGAACTGGAACAGCCGAAGTAATTTCTTACAACGGTGTAGTAATTGAGTTCGTGCCATTTCCAACAGGATTTGTTTACGTTCAAAGACCATCAGTAATTTACTTTTCAACTGATTCAACGGCTGATGTAGCATCTTTTGAAACTGGTAAAGTTGACAACGATAGTGATGTAATGTTTGTACGAACTATTTATACTTTGGACGCAACAGTAATGGCACAAGGAGACGGAGTTCTTTACGGAGGATAAAAAATAATAAGGGCGTTGAAAATACGCCCTTTTTTAAACTAAAAATATATGTGTGTTACATTAGGAGGATCGCGTAAATTAGCGTGTATAAGCGGACAAGCAGGAATAGACGCCGTATCAATTGGAGTTTTCAATTCACTTACAAAATTAGTTACAACAGCTACTGGAGTACTTGAGATTGCTACTTCGTTTGCTTCAACAACTTTAGCTAGATTTGAAGTCAAAGCAACTACTGCAAACTATGTAGAAAATGGAATTTCAGGTGGAGACAATAGAAGTAAAGGAGTAACTGGTAATTTGCCAATTATCTTAAATGTGCCTAAATCGGATGCGGTTAAAACAGTTACCGATGTTAAGAAATTATTGGACGGTGAAGTGGTTTTATTCATCGAGCGAAAAGATGGAACTATCACGGTTGCAGGTTCTCAAAATGGAGCAATGGCAATTACTATTGACGACCAAACGGGCGGAACTATTGGAGATTTAAACGGATTTACGGTTACATTCCAAACAATGGAGCCTGACTTTTCAAGAGAATATTTATTGACTGCACCAGCGTTGGTGGAATATGCAGCGGCATTGAAAGCGGTTGTTTAATTCTAAAATACTAAACAAAAAGCCGTGAGAAATTACGGCTTTTTTTATACCAAAAAATAAAATGAAAGTACTTTTTTTAAATACGCCTTTAGTTTTTTCATTAATTCCTAGAATTTACCCACTTGAAAGCGATAATTTGGTTTTGACCTTGCGAAAAGAAACGGGCAGTACAACTATTACTCCAGCGTTTACTTTTATCGTAGGTCAAAAATTAGAAATTACAATTACAACGCAGCCTACTCAATTTAAGATTTTAGATAAATTTGAATTTGAATTAAAAAGAGGTAACGAGATATTGTATTTGGGAAAAATACAGATTTTAAAAGCAGGTACAAACATTCAAAATTTTAATTATGCCGAACAAAACGAACGATTCACGTACAAATAAAGGATTGCAAACTTTTACTTTTGAAAATAAAGTTGAAAAATTTAGCGTTTACCAGCCTATCGACATAAAGCCACGAGTTGGTATTGACTATATTTTAAATAGCAAAAACAACGTAAATAACGCAAATTATATTACATATAAAGATGCGTACGAAGATAGCCCAACTAACAGTTCAATCTTAAACGATATTCGTACATATATGTACGGAGAAGGATTGATTGACGAGGGCGTTGGTAAGGTTAATCTTAGACAGTATATGTCGGCTGAGGACGTCTTATTGACTT